AATGTCACTAACATTATAGATATAAATGTCATTGATATTAAAAATAACATCAAACTTTGAGTAGTATATAATTATATTTTATTTTTTTTAAGAATAATTATTTCGTATTTGTCCGTCCTTAATGGATAAAACACGTTCAACACATACAAAAACACGTTGTAAAATGTTTGTGTTCAAGGTGTTGGTAAATGAATGAGTATATGATAATTGTACTGGAGCATTAGAGACCATAATCCCATTGCTTCCATTATTCACACGATTGAGAGGATTACAGAAATTAACGCCGGCCACGCATGCACTGCCGGTTAAATATATCTGAGATGTATCATAAACTGAATCTGTCGCTAATAATCCGCGGGGAAGAATTGTATACGCGGTTGCATCCCCTTTTGTAGCATCTCCAACAGACTGAATCGTCGTATAAACAGGATATGGCTCTTGCATAGGTACACCATAGACATCTTCTGCTTCACGATACCATTCCTGTGTAGGTAAATCTTGGGTGTAATAATTTTCATTATTAACTTGAATATTTAATTTTTGTCCGTTAACTCCGGCATATGAGTCAAATGAACAAAATTTACCCCCAATTTTTTGCCCTTCAGTAGGTGTTCCGTCAGATTTTGCTTCTGAGTTATGAATTAATAAATGTTTAACTCTTAGGCCACTCATACCGATTGAATTATTATATGTAACGTCTGTTTTAGCATTTGCAGCGGGTTGGGCCGGAGCCGTATGCGTAAATGTGATTTCATTATAATCTCCATATGGAACTACTAGACCTGTTGATGTTTTTGTCATATCATGAATCTGTCGCATAGCATCATCTTCTAAAAATACATGATCTGATATAAATTTAAGATTTGCTAAATCAATAAGTACATTTCCAATATTAGCATCTGTGCCCGTTGAATCAATTGCTACTTGGCCCGTTGGGCCCTGTTCCGCAAACTCTAAAAATAGCTGTACATTTCCCTCTAAACAAAATAGAGGTAATGATGTTGGAAAAAGCTCGGGAAATAGCTCTCTAAATGATATAACATATTCTACCCGGTCAGAAGTTGTTGTTCCAAGTCGATGTCTTTGTTTTTGATCATAATCGCCATTGCCCACTGCGGTCATATCAGCAACCTTGTATTTCCCTGTAATATCGCCGACATGTTCGCCACCATATTCCCAACAATTATAAGTTCCGTTTTTGTACTTACCTACCTTTAACCTTTGTTCTTGGCTTTGCCAATGATTACGAATAGATGATAAATAAGACACATCATTAGACTGTGCAATTACTACTCCACTTGAGTCTCTTAATGTTGCATTTAATATTATACCATAAGCCCCTCCATACATAGTAAGACGAGTATTTGCAGTATCTGTATATAATGGGAGCACAAGACGAGAATCGTTGCTTAAAATGCCCGCTTTTCGTAGGTTAAAAGTGGCATATGATTGACTAGATTGTTGCGGCTCTAATACATCAGATTCAATACGTACTTTACCCGAACGTTTTTGGGAATTGACTTTTAAAAGATTTCCAATTTGATCGTATTGTTCTTGACTCATAATGTAATATTATTTATATATATTTTATTTATAAATTTTTATATATAATTTAATAATAAAAAAAATAAATCATTTAACTTAATTTATAAACAAACTTTTATTTATTGAACAGGTTGAACATTCTGTTTTCGTACAGCCAAACCTTGATTACTTAAAGCATAGGTAAAACTTGTATTGGGAGTAGAATCAGTCATATCAGTCTGTAATCGTACGCTATACATACTGTTTTTAAATTCGCTTCCCATTCCCGTTTGCAACATATCATAATTGGATCCTACACCTCCAACATAACGTCCTACATCAGGTGTAGTATAGTCACCGGCATCTACTGATTTATAACCTTGTGTTTCGGGTGATTGTAAGCAACTGCTTATTTTATTAAATGGACGAAAGCAGTCTAAATATTCACGTCCTAGTTGCGCCTCATATGCACCATTTGTTACCGCAATACGTTCATTAATATCGTATTTTTTAGGATATTTAACGTTATTTCTCATATGAACAACATTTTTAATTTTTTTATCTGCTCCTGCATTATCTTGGATTCGATTCGTCTCTAAACTATTTGTAGTAAAGTTATTTAAATTTGCCGTTTTACAGTAATTCGCAAATGCAGCTCGTACGGAACCAAGATTCATCATAAGACTCTGTTGATCATCAGATGATTGAACAATATTGATAAAACTACTGTATGTTGGGTATTGGATCATATCATTTGTTAACATAAGAGGAGCCTCTAGATGGATCCAATTATATGTAAGGGAAACAGCACTTAATTCATAATTACAAGTAGATGCATTAGCACCATATAATACAAAATTATCCGGAGATAATTGAATACTGATTTTGCACCCATCCAGTTGCATAGTATTGATAGGACTTCCAGAATTAAACAAACCGCTTCTTAATGGTAATGAACAAGCTAAACTGCCGTTTACAGCCATTCCCTCAACGTCTTCCCTCGCATATGCTTGGTTTTTATTTGAACACCAGTTTTTATAAGCGTCAAAGCTTGTCATGGCCGGAAGAGTAGAGGCTAATAGACGGGAATAGTTACGAATTTCTTCAATATTTTCATTTTTAAAATTGCTTAAACGTAAAACATCAATTACAGAATTGACTCCAACACGGGAGTCTACTTTACAGTCAACAGCTCCATTTCCTGTCACATCTTGATTATTTACACGGTTACCATTTGAATCTAAAACGTCAAACATAAAGTTTAATCTTAAACTTTTAACATCAAGCAATCTCTGTGCATCGGGAGCAATTTCAAAATCTAATGTTGGATTTCCATTTTTGAAACTGTATTTACTTCTGCTATTTATTGGGAATACCTTAGCTTTTGAAATTCCGGTTACATTCATTTTTGACATAATTTTATTTATTTATTATACTAATAATTTTATTTATATATAATTTCACAATAAAAAAATAATATTAAAAAATTTTAATATAATTTATTCAACAACCATTTTTTGGTCAGCTTTAATAACTAATGTTTTCAAATGACAAACATAATTATGTAACAATAGAGATTGCGATTGTGATGAAAATTTTAAGTTTAGTCGTGTTTCCTCATTATCAGACATGTCATAAAAAAATCCTGAGTTAGGGGGTACCAATCCACGTCCAAAAAGCAGACATTGATCCGCATTTGATAAGTCTTTAACCATATAGTCACAATTTGCAACGGCTTGTTCTAATTCCTTAATATGATTTGCATTCCAAGCTCCCGGTTGAGTACGATTTCGTACATATCTAGACACATCAACTGCTCGATTAGGTACATTTAAACCCCCTAATTTATATTGATACGTTGATAGTGCAACATTTGCTCCTATCTCGGGTACAAGATTATCAACCTCAACTAATTTAACATTTCCCACATTCTCGTAAAAAGATAAAATACTTTTACACATACGATAACGACAATTGATAAGACTTGACGTTTGAAGAGCATTATTGCTTAAATTAACTGGAAAATCTTGATAAGACTTGTATGCCCAGCCATAACCTTGTCCACTACGTACCGCACTTTCAATAGCACTCATTTGTTTAGATGAAGGGTTGACCGTGCCACATACGAGTTGTAACTCAGATAAAGTCATAGATGGCTCACTAGTGGGAACTTTCACCCACACTTTGGGATTTGCAACAGTGTTCCCACTAAAATCCGTGGATTGAATATTTAAGACAAGCTTATTTGCAGCAACTGAAATTGAATTGATAACAGCATTGATTGCTGTGCTTCCACCGATTGTGATTTCTTGCCCTGTGAAGAAGGGAAAATTTGGGGTAGTGCCTGCAGTTACTTCACCAGTATAAACATTGTCATTGCCATTATTAACGTCTAAAATCGTTAAAGTGGTCTGTGTTGCACTGTTTGGTGTCCCATCGACTTTATAAGGCATCGTATCTGTTCTGTAACCTGCACTTTTAGCTTGGACGTCTTTATCTGATAGGAAATTTGGAGCTTCAGATCCTTGTTGCCCCTGTGCATGAATCACATTATAAACTTCAGATTCCAATAAAATCTCAACCTCTAATGGAGCTAAAAAATTAGGATAAGGTTGTTGATTATTTAAAATTCCTGATAAACGTAATGGCAACACGCACTCAACTTCCATATTTTCCTGACTTTTAAGAGGCGTAGAGGCTCCCTGGTCGTCAATTCCGCGACGGGTCAATGTATTTACTGCTTTAATTTCGTTTGTGTCTGATCCCTCGTATAATCTTTTAAGATTTTTCTGGCTTGAATTTTCTACATAATTTGAAAACATGCGGTTTAATCTGTTATAATCAGTAATTTGCTCTAAAATTACCCCATCTTGAGTTTTCACCGTAAGCGAATGCACCAAATTTGCACATCCTCCCTCACCGAATGACCATGGGAACCAATGATTAACATCCGCCTGCTCTCCCAATGCTAACGTTTGGGCTCCAGGTTCTGAACCAACAACAACATTGAATTTTAAATATGTTTCTTGGGAATTTAATAAAAGTAGATTAGCCGGAATTCTAAAACGAATCGTTTCACCTAATCCAACATTTGAGTTGCGTTCTTCGTATACAATCTGACTAGATACATTCATTATTTATATATATATATTATTATTTTATTAATTTTATTTATATAACTTATATATATTTTTTATTATAAAAAATAAATAATTTATTTTGTGTTTTTTTTATGATATGTTGTTTTCTCATGTCTTGCTTTATGTGTTCTAGTTATCTTTTTTCCACAAGAACATTGAATAATTTGACATTTATTTTCCCTAATTTTGTCCTTATTTAATTTTCTGTATAATCTTGTTTTTTCTAAAATTTCATCTCGATTCTTAATATAATATTGCCGTTTTGTACAATATGCGGCTATAGTGTTTAATTTTGGTTCCATCATGTTTATATATTCTTGCTCCCGTTTTCTCAAATTTTTTACGTTCATGCCATCACAATATTCTAAAATTTTTGCTTTCCAATGTTCCGGCCCGGTTTCCCTCATTTTTTTATATATATTATAATTAAATTTTAGATTTTTACATTTAGACATATGAATTTTATACCTTTTTAATAAATTAGATGTTGAACCGATATAAATATCATCTTCACCGTCAAGTGTACAATATAAGGAATATATAACGTTTACCATTATTAATATACATATATATTTTTTTTATTACATGAACGTAAACATTACTGATTTATTTTTTGAGCTTGTGATTGAACTCCCATAGCGAATTTCCCTGCTACATCCGCCGGTAACGCCATAGCCTGTTTTTCAGATGTTGTAGCCGCACTTTCATCAGTTTCTTGTTTATTTTCTGCATTGTCACTTCCTACCACACCTGCAATTGTGGTAGAGGCACCGATCGCTAAACCAACTCCCTGTAATATTAAGCCCAGAACATCACCGATTCCCAATGTTTCTGGTCCTGCAGC